AGTATACCAATCATAACCACCTTTACCGTGAAATACTATACTATGAATAGATTGGAATAAAATTTTTCTAAATTCTGGGGCTATATTAGGCGTCAGGCCAAAAAAAGTTTAGTCCAATAGGGACTACGGCCTCCTCTCCGCTGTCAAGTAATACAGTCATATCAATATCAGGTTGGATACTTCTAACATATTCTCTAAAAGATCTAGCATCTCTTGCTAAAAAATAATTGTCTACAAAATCTCTAATATCCTTTTTTTCTTCATTACCATCAACTGATAAAATCATATGTTTTAGTCTCGTAGTAAGTTCTGATGAGTTATTTGGAGAGATTTTCTTTAAACCTGCTAATTCTCTTTCGATTTGTTTTTCATCGTGACCATTCATTAATTTAAATTCTAAAACAGTACCTGTGTTTTCTAATTTGTAAATAAATTTATTATTACCACTTTCAAAAATGGTTAAATCCACTTTTTTGGGTTCTAATTGAGTTAAATCAATATTTTCTTCCTTTCCAGCAATCGTAACCTTATAATCTTTACCATATCCTAAAATACGGGCGGCCACAAATAAAGCATTTTTGTCACCTACAAATAAATCATCGGTTTTTATGTCTTTATTTATAATTAGGGATTGTAGCAATTTATCTAATACTGTTCCTTTTTGAATAAATGATTGATTAGTTAAAATATCTTCTTCCTTAGCGGTCATATATTTTAATTCAAGTTTACCACTTGATAATGGAGAATCCTTGGGGTAAAGTAACCCTTTAGATGGTAATTCTACTTCTTCTGTTGGAAATTTAAATTTACTCATAATCTTTATTTAATTAAAACGTTTTTATCGTTGATACATATTAATATAAAAAAAAGCTCGGCCAAAGCCAAGCTATTTTAAACAATATAATGCAAAATGAAAAATTAGAAATTTAATACACAATAATCAGGTTGTACTGTCATTGTAAGTTCTTGAGCAGCATTTTCAGTATCCCAATTGTAATCTCCAAATGAAGCTTCTGTAATTAATGCTCCCTTGATGATCCATTCAGATACGATATCACCTACAGGTCCTAATACGTTAATAGTTAAATCTTTTTTATAGAAATCACTATACCCATCTCTACCTGTTACTGATTCGTGATGTAATCTAACCCATTCCATTACTGATTGTGCACCAGAAGGAGTGATTGGATCAAATAATGTAAATTGAATAGTACCCCAAGTTGTTTTACCTTTCACAAAACGTTGAACGTTAATGTGATTTAAAGGTACTGTTCCTTGTGATACAGTTACAGCTCCTACACCTTTCATAAGGTATGAAGGGAAACCATCAATATACATGATGAATCTGTTCTTTTGTTTCGGCTCAAATGCCGTATAAAATATTTCGTTAGGATCTAATACTGCCATTTTATGTGTTTATTTTATTATAAATATTTAAATATTTTGTTTTTATTCCGGAAAAACTGCTCCTGTTGGTAAAACATTAAAATCTAACATAATAAATTCTGCTGTTCTAGTTGGTTGTAAATAGATTTGACCTACTAATTGGTTTCTATCGATTACATCTGGAGTGTTATTAGTATCATCCATTACTACTTTGAATGCATACAATCCTTGTCTTTGTTGTACTGATTCTAAGTATGGGTTCACTTGTGCTAAGAAAGTATTTCTTGTAGCAATCGTGTTTTGTTCAAATACTAAGTTGTCAGATACCTGAGATATATAGCCTTTTAGAGCAATCAATAATCTACGTACATTCACACGATCTAATGCGCTAGCTCGTTTCTGTAATGTTTTTTGTCCAAATACTACAACTCCATTTCCTGGGAATGTTGCAATTGGATTTACATTAGCTTCATATAGTGAATCTCTGTTTGTTGTTGTTAATTTTCTTTCTGCTTTAGTTACATTTCCAAGAGCACCTCTTGTTAAACCTGCAGGTGCAAACCATGCATCACTTGAAGCATCTGTGAAAGCGTATACACCAGGTATCAATGTTGAAGCTGGTACAAATACTGCTTGTCCCGTATTTGGATCTAATGTTTGTAACCATGGGAAATATGTAGCTGCATATGAACTATCAAACGAAGCTGCGTTATTAATTACAGTACTAATTCCTGTCCCATACCCATCTAGGTCTACTACAGCGATGCAATCTTGACGTGCTTCTGCCGTTGTAACCAATAAATTTACTGGTGTTGAGTGATCAGATGAATTTAATCCTGGGGCTGTAAGTAAATTAAATTTATAATCATCTTTATTATTTAATAAAGTGATTGATGATGTATAATCACTAGGGCTTAATCCTTGGATATCAGCTGCTGTGATTTGATCATAAAATTTAGCTCCAGCACCAAATAATGTACCTACGGCTCCACTAAATGAACCTGAACCTACAAATGGTAAGCTTGAAGTATATGCTGATTTTGCATTTCCAGCATTATCGAAGTAATCTGGTGTTTTTGCTGTTACTGCAGATACTCTTAAGTATTTACTTTTATTAATATATTCTCCTTGTGATTGTACGTAAGAATCAACACCATCAACTACTATAGAATAGCTTGTGTTACCAATTACTTTTTCTAAATAATTAGGTGCTTTTGGATCTAATGATAAGTTTGTCCAAGTTTCTAAAATTGATTTATTTCGGTTAGTATCATTACCACTACGAACTAATAAGCTAAATGTACCAGAATTTACGTTTGATGAAACAATTTCCCATCGAATGTTGTCTTGTGTACCTAAAGATAAAGCGCCATTTCCTACTTCTGAACCTGAACTATTCATTATAACTCCTTCAGATATAGTAGATAATACAAAAGGAACTTGATTTACAATATCTCCAGCAGTTAAAGTATAAGAAACATCTGTTCCTCCTCCTAACGCCGCTGATCCTACTGAAATTGTTTCTCCTACAACATATCCACTTCCTGCGGTAGTAATAGTTGCACTTTCTACTTCTACTACTATATCATCTGCTACAAATATAAATTTAATATCTGATGTTGAACCAATAACACTTCCTGCAACAGTTAGTACATCACCAACAGCATATCCACTTCCTTGTGTCGTTACTGTAACCGAAGAAACAGTTCCATCAGCTACTAAAGTTAATACTGCTCCTGAACCCGCACCATTTGTTGTTGTTGGACAATTTGGGTAAGTAGAAGCTGCTGCTCCTGTAGATTGTTGTGAAATTGAACCTAACAAGGCATCTGCTGAGGTGTCTAATTTACCTGCTGCTAAGCCTTTTACAATAGTAATAATACCTCCAGTACCACTTGATGCTGTTAAAGGAACATTACTATAAGTTGAAGCTACTCCTCCTACACCACCTGTAACAGATAAAGCTTTTAATGCTAAATCCCCAGTTTCTACAGAATTATATAAATCCGTAGATGTAGCATCGGTAAAGGTACCTTTTGCTACTCTGGTTACTAATAATGACTTTCCTCCTTGAGAAAAATAATTATTTGCTGAGATTGATGTTAAGTAAGTGTATTCTGATGATCCACTAGTAATAGCTCCACCAAAAATTGCTCTGTACTCACTAAATGAAGTTACTAATGTTGGAATGCCAACAGGACCTTTAGCCGCTGGTCCTACTACAGCCGCTCCTGCTTCTACTGGTTGGCCTTGAATAAAAGATTGATCGTTTTCGCGAGCCAATACACCAGGTGATATTAATGTTTCTGCCATTTTATATGTTATTTATTGTATTTATTTATAAATATTAAAAAAAACCTCAAAAAATTAAGGTGTTTCTGGAGTTGTGGTATTTTCTTCATCAAGAGGTGTAACTTCCCCAGTTGATAAGTCAATTCGACCATTTCCATATTTTTCAGTAAGGACTACCCCTAATTCGTTTTGTTGCACACCTACACTTTTAAGTTGTTCAAATAAATTTAATTCTTGGATTTTTAACTCTCCAAAAGCAAATTTAATTTGATCGCTTTGTAACTGTAAATCATTAATTGATTGTAATTCTTCTTTAGATAACTTCATTGTTTAATTGTTTTAATTATAAATATGTATATTTTTATTCAAATTTTAATAGTTTTAATAATACTTCATAAACTTTTTCAGGTTTAATATTTTTATGACATATATGTTCAGAATTAGTGCCTTGATGTCTTGGACACCAATCCCATTTTCCTTTATTAAATTGGACTCTTTTATCTACCCAACAATTATTACATACTGAATAGTCTTCTACTTTAGTTAACCCCTTTGTAAACTCATAACCATATGGAATAAAATTATTTACCATTAATGTTGGTTTATTCATGGACCAATTGAACCAAGATAAACCTGATCCTAATCCTATAAAACATTCAGCATGGTGGAGATGGTTATAAGTATCTTGCCAATTTAATTTTTCCTTATTTATTATATTAGCATGGTTAAACCCCTCATAAGATATATTAACTACTTTATAACCTATGTCATTTAACATTTTAGCTAAGTGTTCCCAATAATAATAAGGCCATTCTTTTAACCCCGCAGTTGAACGTGGACCTATACAAATATATTTTTCTTTTATAGGACGTTTACCAGGTTTGAAATTAACACCATGGTTTATTTCTTTATAAGGTAAATCCAATATATCAGTAGCCGCCT